GGCTCCAGCACGGTTAACTTGTGATACACTCCAAATTGGAACTTTTAACTCACGAGCTAAACCTTTTGTGCTCAAATAAATATCATCTATTTCATCTTTTCTTTCACGATTGTTTTTCTTTGAACGAAGAAGATCTACATAGTCAATAATAACTAAATCAGGTTTAAAACCTTGATCGATACATTTTTGAATGTGCGCTTCTAATGTTGAAATTGATGCTTTACCAGGTGAGTATTCTTTAACTACTAACTGCCCGGGTAATTGAGTAATAACTGATTCAACCCTATCCTTGTGTTTGATAATTTCATTTACAGGGATACCTGTAAAGAAAGCATCATAACGTCTACCAACATAATCTTCACCTAATTCAAGTGTGTAGTGTACTACGTTGTATCCTAATTCAACAGCCATGCCTCCTAAAGCAATCAATGTCCATGATTTACCACCACCTGGGTTGCCGAAGATTAATCCAAAATCACCACTGCCTAATCCACCTTGCATTAAATTATTAAACATATCCCAAGGTGTAGGTATAGTAACACGATGTTCTTCTCTATACCGTGTTTCAATATCTTTGCTGTATTCTAACCCTAGGTTTTTATCACCACCTGCTTTTAAAGCATTATCAACTAATCCTCTAATTGAGTCATAATCACCTGCTTTTAATAAATCTACAGATGTTAATAGTGCTTTTTTAAGTTGTTGGTTTTTACAAAAATTAGAAAATTCTTCTTCTACATAAGCTAAATCATCATCAGATGCTTTATAAGCTTCTTTGAGTTGCTCTTTAACTGATACTTGTAATACTTCGTTTTCTAGTTTTTTAACTTCAACTTTTAATATTTCCATACTAGGAACAGTATGGTATTTTTCATAGTACTTTAAAATCTCACTAATAATCCATTTGTGAGCGCTGTTATCAAAGTATTCTTCACTTATGATATCATGTATGTTAACCAAAAATTCTTTATGTGTAAGTAAAGAAGATAAAACTTTAGTTTGGAAGTGTGTTCCATACTGTGATAATGTACTTAATGTCATAACTTATTTTATTTAAAACTACTTAATGTTGTAAATGTGTTTCGGATCCAATAATCAGCATTAGTTAAAACGTGTTTTAACCCATCCTCATTATACATCTTTAAAAATTCAGCCACTTTAATCTTTTCTGTAGGTATAAGTGTTAAACTTTCAATATACTGCTTTTCTTCTGTATCTACTAAGGGATTACTTAAATCCATTAACTTATAGTGTTTCTGTAATGTTTCATATTCAAATATAAATTTTGAGTATATAACATTATCCTTATATTTACTTTCACAAATACCATGCAAGTCTTCTAAGGATATTTCTTGCTTAGTTAATTCAGGGAAGAATTTAAATAGCTTTTTAGGTCCTAACCCTTTTAATCCTGGTATTTTATCTGAATTATCTCCTAAAAGTGTCTTATATAATATAAAGTTTTTAGGAGGTAATCCAAATTTTTCTATTACCGTTTTTGGAGTATAGTACTCCTTAATCATAGGGCTATACACAGTAATATTGTTATTAACTAATTGTATAAAGTCTTTGTCGGCAGATACTATAACACACTTTGAATTGTGTTTTTCCACCATATGATTTGCTAAATACGCTATTATATCATCGGCTTCTACCTTATCAAGTGATATAAGATGAATGGGTAAGCACTTTAAGTAATGTACTAATCGTGCAATTTGATTTATTTTAGAATCATTTTCTTCATCTAAATCATCAAATGTCTCATGATTAGTCATTCGTTGTAGATTGCGACCTGATTTGTATTCGGGGAGAAGGTTCTTCCTGTTTAAGGTTGAACCAACTCCATCAAATACAATGTATACAGAGGTAGGGGTATTTTGATTAATTAGAAAGCCTAATGATCGTAAAAATCCTCCTAATCCTCCAATATGAACTCCTTCTTGATTAACATAGTTGATGACTGCAAAGTTACGTAAAAATAGATTTAAACCATCTATAATTAAAACCCTATCATGTTTGTTAAAGGTTGCAGGTTTTTTATCATCTAAAGTTACATTGTTTAATAACTTAAGCAAGTCTTTTTTATCCATATTATTCTTCGTCAATCAGAGTTATATTCTCTTTACTTTCTTCCCATTCAGATTTATCCTCAGTAAGACCAATACCATCAAGACTTCCTAAGATATGTACCCATTCATGAGCATGTTGTTTCTTATATTCATTTATATCTTGATTATCATCACTGATAAAGCCATGGACTGTAGCTACTACTGTATTTTTGGTTTGTAGCCCAGTAACGTGGTTTTTATCTACTGATACTTTAGTACGAACTGCAAATTCTACTTCTTTACCATCCTTAGTTGCTTTCAATTTACTAGTACCACTATTAGTAATATTACCAAATGTTAATACAATTGAAGCATCTAAAAACATTGTTTCACCATTTTTCATCTTCATTTTAGGTTGAGCAAAAATATTTTCAGCTGGCGCAATCCAGATCTTATTAATTGCTACCATTGAATTTGTAAATGGCGAACTTTCTTTGCGTGATAATGGGAAGCGTTGGTTAATAAAATTTCCAAATTGTTGTGACATTGCACCTGCGTTCCACATTGGATTATTTTTATTTGCTTCAACACTCATTTTACAAGGTATAGATCCTATTGAATCCCAAAAGAAACATAAATCATAAGGTAAATTACCTTTCTTTTGTTCATCTAATAAATCAGCTATAAACTCTGCTACATCTTCAATAGTACCTAATGCACTTCTATCATTATATAGGAAGAAACCTTTATAATCTACAATTTCACCTGTTGTTTCATCAACAACATCTTCAACTTGAAAACCCATTTGTTTAGCATGATCCCAAGACCATTTCATCTCTGTAATAATAAACACAGGCAAAATGCCCATTTTCTGGGCATTAATTGCCAATTCAAGTAAAGCTGTTGTTTTACCTGTATTACTGTGTCCTCTTAAAAGATTAATATGACCTATAGCTGCACCTGGAAGTGAAGTTGAATCTTGTAATGCTTTTGAAAATGGAATCCATCTTTGCTCCTTAAACTTAACTGTACTGTTAAGCAATTTTTTCTCTTTGAATTTATCAAGGTTAAAATTTGCCTTAATTTCTTCAGAGACTGCTGTCATTAAAGATTCTCTCTTTTTAGCCATAATTTGTATTAATTAATTTTTATTCTTCGTCTTCAAACAAAGCGTCAAACTTAGCTGACTTGGATGTTTTGGTAGCTGATGTCTTTAAAGCATACGCTTCCTTAAGTTTAGCATTAGGAGCAGGGGCTTCTTCTTCATCCTCATCATCTTCCCAAGGCAAATCTTTAGGAGCAGCTTTAGTTGCCTTTGCAGGTACTGCTTCTTCCTCTTCCTCTTCCTCAGTTTCAGCTTCAGGATTCAAGAATTTTTCTAAAATGCTCTTAAGATCTTCAAATGTGTTTTTCTTTTGAAGTTCTAAAACATTAGGTTGTTCAGTCAACCAAGATTTAAGTTGAGTTTTATCTGTACCAAGTGGTGATGTTTTTGGTTTAACACGAATTGAGCACTTGATACCTTGACGACCACCAATATCACCAGTCACCGCTTCAACTGTAAAGTCACGACCGTCATTGATGTCTGTAAAGTCTCCATAATCCTCATCCTCAGCGATGCCAAGCAATTGCATATAGATTTCTTTACCAAATTCCCAAAGGCGAACACCTTTATCTTCTTCACCACGTACAACTACAGGAGCAAAAACTCGCATTTTAGGATCTAATTTCTTAGCCAATTGCCAATTTTCTTTCTCACTTGTATTACGAAGTTGTTTAGCGAACTCAACAATAGGATCTTTTTCACCCTAGTTGGTTAAAGCATAAATAGGGAATTTAGAGAATCCGTAGTGTACAAACACTTCTTGAAATGGATTTTCTTTGTTGATTGCTGAAGGTACAATTCGGATTTGATACTTACCTTCTTGTTTTGGTTTCCAATAATACTTGGAATAGTCAATTTTTTCTTTTTTACTAGAGCTTGACGACTGCTGGAGAGAATTCAATCTCTGCTTAATAGCATTAATGTCCATAAAAAATTTGGTTTTAAAATGTTAATTATAATATACTACTTATTTCTAATAAGGCCAAACTTGCTTCAAAGAGCTTATAAACGGCCGTGTTTTAAGTATTCAGCGTTAACGTTAGTTACCAATAAATTATAACTCAACAATCTTATACACCTTTGTGTTCAATTGTTTTAATTCATTATGTTGGGT